GCTTGGAAGAAGCAATTCAAGAAGCAGCCTCCGAAAGAATTTGATAACGATGACTTTGAGAAGATTTTCAAAATCAAGCCGCCGTATCCAGATCAAGAGGAACAGTTTGTTGTTAAGCTGAAGAAGGCCACCCACTTCAAAGATAAGCAGTCTGGTGAGATGGTGGCGATTCCCAAGAAGGCTGAGCCGAAGGTCTTTGAGAATATCAATACACCAGAAAAGCCGAAGATGATTGATGTCACTAAGAAGAAGCTGGTGAGCAATGGTTCTACAGGTGTTGTGCTCTACGAAGTGATTGAGAACACCTTCGGCACATTTGCAAAGCTCAAAGCTATTCGTGTGGATAACCTGATTGAATACAAAGGTAATGACAACATGGATGAGCTTGGTGAAGTTGTGGATGCTGGTGGAGATGAGCCAGATGATGACGCAGAGTTTGGCTCTGTAGAGAAGTCTTCAGATTCAGATGACGCTCCGTTTGAGCCTGATGACGACTACGATGACGATGTGGATTATTAATCATTGATTCTGAGGGGAGCGGCTTTGGTCGTTCCCTTTTTATTTGTCTGGAATAAATTGGAGGGAATGAATGGAAGATATTGTTTATCTTGTGGTAGTTAATCTTGGCACAGCAGACCACAGTATTACACCGTTGCGACTATCCGGTGGTGCTTATGTCGATGATCTGGGAGATAACTACATTAGAGAATCTGAGATTAAATTTGACGAACCTGTTGGAACCGAAGGACGTATCTATTACGCGACAAGCAGCCTAGAGACAGCAGAGGACGTTGCTACAGGAATTTGGATGGTTCGTAAGATGTTGCGTAATTGGATTGATTCGTAGTTTGGAGGTTATATGAGAGAAAACTTTGACGCAGTGGCAATTGACGGGGATATTCTAGTCTACCGTGCTGCTTCTGCTGCTCAACATACGTATTATGATATTTTCCAAGATGGAGAACTTATAGAAACCTTTGAGTATTCCAAGGAAGCTAAAGGCTATCTTGAGGAACAGTCAGAGTTCTTTATGATTGACACTACGCTCTATGAGATACGCCCACGCAAAGAAGTGTTTGATGTGGGAGAAGCTCATAAGGCTTTCGATATGCAGATGAAGGCTATTAAGCGGAAGATTAAGGCTAAGAAATATCTACTGTATATTAACGGGAAGAACAACTTCCGCGAAGAAGTAGCTACTGTACTCAAGTATAAAGGCAATCGCTCTGCTCAAGAGAAGCCTGAGCATTTCCAAGCAGTGCGTGATTATGCTGTGAAGCAATGGGGTGCTAAGAGTATTGATGGCGTAGAAACGGATGATTGTGTCTCTGTCATCACTTATAACGGCTACAAAAAGTGCCCTGAAGACCCCACTGTGGTTTGTTTCAGCATAGATAAAGATCTGCTTTCGACACCGGGATACCACTTCAATCCTGATAAAGATGATGAACCACAACTTGTCACAATGGAAGAAGCTAACAAGAACTTCTATTTGCAGCTACTCAAAGGCGACAAGACGGTTGATAACATTCCGGCAGTCGAAGGCTTGTCCAAACGCATAGCTGAGAAGTATGGCATTCGCAAAGGTAAATATCTCGGCCCTAAAGCTGCCGAGGCATTGCTTGAAGGACTTACTACAGAGCAGGAGCTTTATGAACGCTGCTACGAAGTGTATGAGGCATACTACACAGAGCAAGAGGGTTGGGACGAAGAGAAGCAGAAGTATTGCTACACGCACTGGAACGGCACTCCTATGGAGCGTACTATTGCTGAGATGATTGAAGAGCAAGCGCATTTGCTGTGGATGATTCGTGAGAAGGGTGTTCATTGGAAAGCGCCTGTTGATTTGGGAGATTCTGAATGACACTAGACGACAAAATAGAACAACTCATGGAGAATCACCCCGACCTATTCCCAACTAAAGCAAAATTCTGGACATACTTACGTGGTGCCTTGAGACGCTCCTTATGGCAGACTTCGCCTATGCGTATTCGCTTTAAGAATAAGAACGTCTCACCACCTCCACCAGACTACAAAGGTAGAGGACGTAAGGGCGACTATTGTGCTCTCACTGGCGAATGGACTCCGGTGAGCAAAATGGAAGTGGATCATAAAGATGGACACAAGCCTTTACTTTCTGAACAAGATATTGTACCGTATATTCTCCACCTATTAGCTGATGAAGATGAGTTACAGTTGGTGGACAAAGAAGCTCATAAGTGCAAGTCATACGCTGACCGTCAGGGGATTTCATTCGATGAAGCCAAAGCAACGAAAGAAGCAATCGCAATACAGAAGGCGAAGGAGGATAATCAGTGGCTACGAGCTAGGAACATTGAGCCGGGAAGAAATGCCAAAGCAAGACGACAGCAAATAATTGATGTGTTGTTAGCTGAGCAGAAGTAAACTAGAATCTATTGAGGAGAACACTAATATATGAACAATTATGAAGAACTAGATAATTTCATTGCCAATCGTGATGACAAGGTGCTCACGCTACTAAACGAAGGTCTATCTACAAGAGCTGTAAGCCAGCTCACAGGCGTTCCTAAGTCTACTGTGTGGGATATTAAGGCTCGTAACGAAAACGTCTCACAAGAGCCTGTAGAGCCTCTCAAAGAGCTTCCGAAAGTGCTGTTCATTGATATTGAGACTAGCCCGACGCTCAGTTGGACTTGGAGACGGTTTAAAGAAAACATCTCACAGGCACAAGTGGAAAGCGAGTGTTATGTTCTTACATGGTCTGCCAAGTGGCTTGGTCAAGATACTGTAGTGTCAGACTCGCTGCATTTCTACCCAGACAATCTCAACAATGAAGACGATCAACCACTGATTGCTTCTATCTATGATTTGATTGATGAGGCTGACGCAGTTGTGGGTCATAATGGAGATCGCTTTGATCTGGCCCTGTTGAATGCTCGTATGGTTTATCACGGGTTTCAGCCACCAAGTCCATATCGCACAGTGGATACATTGAAGATTCTCAAGAACAAGTTCAAGTTCCCAAGCAATAAACTTGATTCTGTCTGTCAGTATCTCGGCATTGGTGAGAAAGTAGCTACTGGTGGTTTTGAATTGTGGAAGCGTTGTATGCACAAAGACGTTAGTGCATTTGAGGAAATGTTAGAATATAACGTGTATGACGTTGTGCTGCTAGAAATGCTTTACAAGCGCATTGCTCCTTGGTACTCTACACACGTGAACTTGGCGCAGTATATTCAGAGCGACGATATGGTGTGTGCTGTATGTACTTCAGACGAGCTTGAAGAGCAAGGAACAGTGAGTACAAACATCTCCACATTCCAAGCGTATCGCTGTAAGAATTGTGGCCATTGGCATCGTGGACGTATCAACATCAAGACAGAACAGCAGATGGAAAACACGCTTGTAAACGCATAGGAAAACGTGTAATATATACGTCTTGATTTAGGAATCACAGCAAGGACGCTGAAGCAATCTTAGAACTACCAGAGGAGAACTAAATGACAGAACAGAATAACGAGCAGCAACAAATGTCAGCATACGAGATGATCTTCCTATTCAACACACTGGCAGGACACCAAGGAAAACCCGTCGAGACCAAAGAATTTTGGGATGATGTGCGCAATCAATCAGAACGCGTCAAAGAAGAATCTGTCGAGACCTTGGACGCAAGCATTGACGAAGACTTGCTGGCATTGATTGACGGCACTGCTGACAATATGGTGACAGCGATTGGTCTCTATCAACGCTTGCAAATGTGTGGTGTGGATATTGATGGTGCGCTTGCAGATGTTTGTGAGAACAACCTTAGTAAATTCCACATAGATCCGGAGGAAGCTAATAAGACGCTGAAGCATTACGAAGAGCAAGGCGTAGACGTATTTGTGCGCCATATCGCTCTTGAGGACGGCTCACAGTATTATGTAGTGTTGCGCAAGAGCGATAACAAAGTGCTGAAGCCACATGATTATGTGAGTGTTGATTTGCAGAAATATGTAGAGGATGCTCGTAAGCTTGGAGAGGCTTTTAAGGAAGCGCAACGTGAAGAGGAGAATGCTGATGAATGAATCTGATTTTGCGCCGGGTGTTGTTTACACTCTTATGAGAGAAGACCTGGCAGCAAGCTTCTGCGAGGGTGAGCGTGTTGAATTTGTACGTATCGCAGAAGAGTATGACGGTGTTGGACTGTTCAAATCCCTCGACGATGACTGCTTTGAACAACTGGTCGGTCTTGAATACTTTTCACCTGAGTACAAAAAGGAGGAGTCAATGACACAGAGTGAAAACGACACTGTGAACAACCCATCACACTACCAACTGCTACCCGGAGTGGAGTTTAAAGATGTGCGTCGAGCAATCCTTGACAACATTGATTACGATGTACCCTACACACAAATCGATGATTGGAGCCGCGTTTTTGAGTATGTAGGACGCATGTGGGCTAAGAATGGCCTAGAGGATGCAAAGAAAGCTCGTGTGTATCTTGATTGGCTTATTGAGAAGATGGAAGAATCTGAGGAGAGCTAATGGCACACGTTGATGATAGACTAAAGAATCTATACAAACTCATTCAAGCCGCTGGTGATTTGCGTAACACACGCACAGGACAAGTGAAGTCTATTTGGAAGCACAATATGTCTTTCAATTTGCAAGAGGAGTTTCCTGCCGTCACTTCTAAGAAGCTTGCTTGGAAGGCTACTGTAGGTGAGTTACTCTGGTTTCTCAGCGGGAGTTCTTCGCTTGCGGATCTAAAGCATAAGACCTTCGGTGATAGTTATTCAGATAAATGGACGATTTGGACAGATGATGCTAGACGTTGGGGTAATGGCAATTTTGTAGGCAATCTCTACCCACGACAATGGCGGGATCAAAACGATGGACGTACTTTTATTGGTGAATGTGGCGTAGATCAAATTCAAAACTTAATCCACCGATTAAAGCATGAACCGTATCGCAGAGACCACATTGTAATGGCGTGGAACGCTTATGACATCGAGAATGACTTGATGGCTCTGAAGCCTTGTCATATTGGATTCCAGTGTTACGTTACCAACGAAGGTTATCTGAACTTACATTGGTGGCAAAGATCCGTAGATTCATATTTGGGCGCGCCCATGAATATAGCGTCCTACGCATTGCTAACACACCTGCTGGCAAAATGGACAGGATTGAAACCGGGAGTTCTAACGTGTGATCTAGGTGACGTACACTTGTACGAGAACCACCAGAAGGCTGTTGAGACGTTCCTAATCAATCCTAAGTTTAAGCCTTGTCAACTAGAGTTGCCTGAAGGCACAGAGTCACTAGAGTCCACACTGAGGCTCACAGCAGACGACTTTAAGGATGCTCTAGTGGGCTATGAGTCGATGGGTGTTGTCAAAGCGCCTTTGAGTGTGGGAGTGTAAAACGCTCTGTAAGCACTCTCACGTATTCTATTGACAAACAGCAAAATCATAATATGATGGTAAATCCGCCTTGAAAAATTAGGCTCAAAGGGAAGCTCTGGAATGACCTCGTTTGGTTGTTCTGGAGCTTTCTATTGCCTCAAAGAAAGGGAGAGCATATACGAATGAATTATTACTTGAGCTTTAGTGATCTTCGACTACTAGACGAGTGGGTAGAGCCACAACCTGACGAGAAGACACTAGCAAAACTGCTATTCACAAATGGACTAGACATCACACGTAAATATGAAATTGTATTCTGCAAGCATCGTAATTTGCAGAGTGAAGTGGTGGATGAATATCGAGTGGAAGGAAATGAGCGCACAGATAGTGCTTGGCGGCATTCAGGCGCAGCTAGTCTGTCAGCATTCCTTGATTCAACGAAAGACTTGTTTCTGAAGGAAGACTTGCGTAAGATGAGTCGGCAATCAGATGAGAAATACTTTGAGAAAGTTAAACGAGCATTGGAGGGTGATTAATAATCATTCTATCCTTAACAAAAAGGGAGATATTAATAAATATGATCAGTATTCCGCTACAAAGCACATCCCGAGAGATTTGGGAGAAGA